TTGTTATTTTGTTTTTGTAATTCAGAAAATAGTTGTACTTTTGCAGCATCTCACGCTAAATAAACGAATAACCCGAAAACCCACAGAAGACATATTGTCCTCCGTAGGGCTTTCGGGTTCGTGTTTTAAATTTAGCGTGAGAAACTATTTAAAAGCGGAGGACATTTTTTATACCGCTTGTCCTCCTATTTTAGCGGTGCTTTAAAAGCGTTTTAAAAGCTGTTTTAAATTCTTATTAAATCTTCCACCGAAACGGCTTATATTTCCAAAGGATAAATACTAATACAGCGAGTAGCAATAGCCAAAGGGTATGCCTTACGGGGCTGCTTTTGACTTGTTTGTTCACCTGTTTGAATTGTACGTATTCGTGCTTTTGCGCTTCAGATTTAATGCGAGTGTATGAATTATTATAAAGGGTACTATCAGCCTGCTGTAGGCTCTTAGAATGTGTGCTTGTAGTACGTAACTTAACCTTTCCGTTTGTTACCCTTATGGTCTCACTATCTCCGTCACGGATGCGGGTGTAGATGAGTTCACGGGGGTTGCCTACGCTGTCGGTGAGGCTTTCTAATTCTAACTCAAAGGACTGGTCGGACAGGTCGGATAAGGCCGTTTTGCGACCTTCATAGGCAAAGAGCTGTGAACTATCCTTGTAATGGATAAAATGCTCTTTCTGTACTTGACGTTGCTCAGTAGTGGCGACCTTGCGGGTACGGCAACCTACTAATGCGAGGAACGCCAATAATAATAGGGCTAATTTTCTCATTTGCTAATTGATTTATATTCGTCTTTTGCATTAAAACACGGACAAGCTTTGGCTACTCCTGGGAAGTCTCTATGACCTAAGATTTCAGCTTGTGGGTATAAAGCCTTTAACTCTTTGAGGAGCTTTTTTAAGGCTTCTTTTTGGGCTGGCGTACGGGTGTCTTTGGGTTGGAGGGTATTTTTATCTATCCCTCCAATATAACAGATGCCGATACTATCCTTATTGTGTCCTTCTACGTGGGCAGGTATCTTATTTACATCTCTGCCCTCTTCAATCGTGCCATTGAGGCGAACGATGTAGTTATAACCTATCTCATTAAAACCTCTTTGTTTGTGCCAAAGGTTAATATCTTGGGCGGTGTGCTCTCTGCCCTCTGGTGTAGCGGAGCAGTGAACCACTAAGTAACGGATGTTGCGGGTGCTTTTTTTCATTGCTTATAGTATTAAAGTGAATAATAAGACAAGAGCTATAGCTATAGCCAATGGGTTTACCCATACTACCCAACGGGCGTTGTATTGTGTAGGTGTATTGCTATTAT